AGTATTGGTTTAGTTTATATTTTGTAAATTGACAAGACTCAGATCTTTCCCAATCAAAATTCCAACCAGCTTTTGCATTTGCTTCGTGAACATATGGATGTAATTCTTTATATATCCAAGTGTCATTAAGCCATACTAAATCTGATTTTCTTTTTTTCTGTATATTTTTTACATCTTCTTTTGATAATTTTTCTTTGTCATATCCACCAGTTCTAGCCATAACTTCTTTTTGTTTATTAGCATATGCTATGACATCATCACAGAATCTAGGTGTTAACACACCACTAAAATACCAATAATAATTAGATATATTCATTAATAATTAAAATTAATTACAACTCTCCTTCTTTGATCTGTACAAGAAGAACCTGTATGCCTAATATTACAATCAAATTCTACATATTTATTTTTTTCACTTTTTATTTTTGTGCCATCTTCTAACTTTGTATAACCATTGCAAGTATTTAAATAAAAGATTCCAGTTTTTCCTTTAGTATGGTTGTCATCATCTATGTGCATACCGTGTTCTATTATTTTATTAGTTTTAGTTAAAAGGTTTGTTTTTACCTTATAAAAATTTTTTATATTTAATTTTTTTGCAAAAGGTTTTAAAAGATCCATCATATAATCTTCACAGTTTATTTTTCCACCAGCAAAAACAAAAACGTAAACTAATTGAAAATAATCGTCTGTTTTTTTAACTACACCATCATAATAATACCAAGGCATATTATCACCCATAATTCTATCTTCTAATTGTTTGAATTCTTTTTTAGATAAAAAATTTTTATATATATTCATACGTTATAGTTTGCACAAAATTTAAACTATCCTTTTGATTATTAGTCAAATAGTACATATTAGTGGATGGAAACATTATAAATTTATTATCTGTAAGTTCTATATCCCAGCTTCTTCCTTTACGTCTGTTATCTTCGTAATGTATTCTGACCATACATTCTTTGACTTTTACACCATATAGTAATGTATAATCTGGTGAGTTACGTAAATCTACAGGATCTATATTTAATAATGGAATTGTAGTCTCTTTAGGTTTATAGATGTTACCCCACGTTTCTTTATTAATTAAAGTAAAATTATATTCTAGATTTATATGATCTCTTATATAAGTATTCAACATATCAAATGTTCGTGAGAATGGAAAATCTTTGTTGTGAATTACCGATTGTAAAATATCGCCTGATAATTTATCTCGGTCAATATCCCAATCTTTGGGCATTTTTATATCACCAAAAAATAAAGACTGCTCGCTTAGAACTTTTTTTTCCACACCACCATTTTTAAATTATGCCATTAAATTTGTCAAATTCCAACTTTGATCAGTTTCATTCCAATCATACTGCCATCTGTGAGTTCCAGCTTCATTTTGTGAAGTTTGCTCTGCAGTCAAATCAGGAGCATCACCGACTGGTGATTGCCAACTTGCAGTTGAAGTATTTTTTACCCAAGACGCATAAGGTTTTTTAGGCCAAAAAATATTATTATCTTCGTCCCATTCATAACCTATACCTGCATAGTTTCCTCTAAATGCTTTTGAATCATCACCAGAGTTATGTTTATTACCTGATGTATTGTAAGATGTTTGAATCCACATTTGTGCAGGCCAGTTGTTGTGTGTTTCTAACCACTGTTGACCTACTGTTTCATCTTC